AGACGGACGTAGATCATGTATCGTTGAGCCTTTCACATCTGCAACAATCGTTGACAGCTTAAAAGGTTTGTTCATGCCCCAAGAAGCGATTGCGGAGCAATACAGGAAAGGTTTGATGGGTCGTGATTCAGCTGGTACAAACTGGAAACTTGACCAAAACGTGGTTTCACAAACTTTTGGTTCATACTCTGGTAACACATTGTCTGCTGACACAACTGCACAAGTTGGTTATTTGACAAGTGGTTGGGCACAGTATTCCACAATTCAGATCAAAGCATCTGCTTCAAGCACATTGAACGCTGGTGATGTGATTCAAATTGCTGGTCTCTATGCAACTAACCCACAAAACCGCCAAGCGTATGGTTCAGGCAAACTGCGTAATTTTGTTGTTACAACTACTACAACAGTAGGAACAGGCGCAACAAATATTCAAGTTTCTCCTGCAATTATCGTTGGTGGTCAGTTCCAAAACACAATCGTGATTGGTTCTACTTCAACTACAGCCGTAGTAACACCTTTCAACAACACAGGTACTTTGTCTCCACAAAATATCATGATGCACAGAAATGCCTTTACTCTTGCCGTAAATGACTGCGGCTACTTACAAGCAGCGTAAGTAGAAAACTGTCCCTGATTGACTTGGAGTGCCTGAAGAGGTTAACAAGGGCCAAGCAGACCGAAAGGTCGTGCAGGCTGAACGACTAAGTGGGATGGCAGCGAAAGCTGATGCGATAGTCTGAACTCTGCTATAACTGAACTGAAGGCAGAGAGGAGAATCCGAAGAGTTTCTCCCGCCACAAAAGTGGTCAGTAGGCGCAAGCCGAAAGTAACAGAAATGAGCCGATTTAGAGCTTCCTGAAGGTGTGCATTTTGCGGGTCGTGCCTCTGATAAAGAGATCGGTCTGTCAATGCGTGTCGTACGTCAATACACCATCAACAACGATAGTATTCCTACTCGTTTAGATGTGTTGTACGGATGGGCGCCTTTGTACCCTGAACTCTCCTGCAGAATTGCAGCCTAATCAACTTATTTAAAGGAAAACACAAATGAGTAATCCAGGCCCAGCAACCACAGTAACGGCACACCCAAGTAATGTCACCACAAATCAAACATTGCGTTTGATCGGTGTCGCAAAGGGTGTTAACTTAAATGCTGTTGGTTTTACACCAGTTCCAGTAAATAACTCTACTGCGTATCTGCCACAGACTTTGTTAGTAACTAACGTAAACAATGCAGGCGCAACTGTTGCATTGTCTACAACTACTGCTTTAAGTCTTACAACAACAAACGTAGGTTCACCCTCTAGTTTGTTCCCAGCATTGACCACAGCCCAGATTTCTGCTTTGGCAACTTCACCTCTTGGTGTTTCATTGTCAACAGCATCAGCTAATACACCATCATTACAAGGTCAAACTTTGTATGTTGATGTAACAACTGCATCTGGCGCAACTGGAACAGGTGATGTATATGTTTATGGCTATGACTTTAGCTAATCCACGCTAAAAAACTGAGAAAAGGCATCCTCAAAAGGGGTGTCTTTTTCTCTTTTTAGACTATAATTAACTGTAATTTCCCAAAGGAAACACCATGTCAAGTACCACAATTTCAAGAGGTAACATTCTTGAGCAATTCGTTATCGCACCAAATTTGACTCCAGCAGCGTTAACAACTTCATCCACACAATCTCTGCAAACATTTGCTATTGCAGGACTTCAAGCCTCTGATATTGTTACTTTCTTACAATATCAAGGAAATCAAACATCAAACATCATTATTTCTAATTGTGATGTGGCTTCTGCTGGTGTTTTGACAGTTCAATTCCAGAACACATCTGGTGCTGCAACTGCAATTACTCCTGCTTCTGGCGTGTATGATTTCAAAGTGCATCGTGTAGAAGGCTCACCAGTCGCAACTAACGCTGCTTAATCATGGCAAATACAAGCGTTTTTAGGCCAGTTGGCCCATCATACGTTGTAGCTGTTTCGACTACCGCTTCAACTGCTTTGACTGTTACTCCAGCGGGTAACGATCAAATCAATTATTGCGGTTTTCTTAACACTTCAGCCAATCCGATTGCGCTTACGATTACAGAAGCTAACGCTCTGAACTCGGTCACAGCTCCTGCAGCGGTATTTCCGACTAATGGAACTCCTACTAACACAGTAATACTCGGCATTTCTATGTCAACACCAATGGTAATTGCAGTTCCGTCTAACGGATTCTCTGTAAGCGCCATTACTGCGACATCGACTGCTAATTTGTATATTACTCCTATGGCAGATCAATCATGACAAACCAAGTTGCAAACACAAGTACCCCAAATACTGTTCTTTTGAACACGTTTGCACAACAGCCAGTTATTGCAAGTGGATTTGGTACAGCTCCCACAATCAAGGGATTGACTCCAAATTGTTTTGCGGTAACAGTTGGGAGCGGAGGTGCTGCATCTGGTACGTTAACACTTCCTGCCGCTCCAAATGGTTGGTTGTGTACTGCCAATGATGTTACAAACGGCTCAAATTTGTTTTTACAACAAACGGCAAGCACCACAACGTCAGTAACTATGACAGGTTATGGCATTACAACAGGACTAGCAGCAAATATGTCTGCTGGTGATGTTATTGTTATGACTTGCACACCTTACTGATGACAAACCAAGTTGCGCTAACCCAAACAACGAATATTGTTCCTGTTCAGGCAATATTTGATGTCAATGGTGTGTGTGTTGGATTGGTTGGGCCAGGGGGTGAGTTCTTCTCACCTCCTCTTTCGTCTGACATTATTTCTAATGCCTCGATTTTTACTAGTACGATTAATAGTACGCCAATTGGTGCGACTACTCCGTCAACTGGTAGCTTTACGACTTTATCTAGCCCCAACGTCAATATTACTGGTGGCTCAATTTCAGGCGTAAGTATTACGATTACTGCGCTAAACAATACTCCTGTAGGAAATATTACTCCGTCCACAGGTGCTTTTACATCTTTAAGTGCTACATCTTCTAATTTCACAAATTTAAGCGTTACAAATACGATCACAGGGTCTATTTCTGGTAATGCTGCGACTGCGACCAATGCGACAAACGCAACAAACGCAACGAACGCAACAAATGCAACATATTCAACCAATTTAGCGGGTGGCTCAACAGGAGCTGTACCATATCAAACAGGATCGGGTGCGACATCCTTTGCGACAGGAACTGGTGTTTTTGTTGGTGGATCGACTCCGAGCTTTACGACAACACCTACTTTTGTAGGCACAAATATCACAGGAACAGCATCTGCCTTGAGTATCGGTGGAAACGCTGCGACTGCAACAACATCAAGTAATATCACAGGAGGGAGTGCTTATGCCTTTCCGTATCAAACGGGTTCTGGTACGACTTCGTTCCTTTCTGCGGGGACTTCAGGGCAAGTTCTCCAAACACTAGGTAGCGCATCTGCTCCGCAATGGGTTAGTCAATCATCTTTGTCGGTTGGCTCTGCGAGTAACATTGTTGGTGGTTCTGCTGGGGTAATTCCTTACCAAACTGCTATCGGTGCAACAGGATTTACTGCTGTTGGCTCTACTGGACAACTGCTTCAATCCAATTCAACAAGCGCCCCAACATGGGTAAATGCTAATACTTTGAGCGTAGCAAGTGCGACTAATTTACTGGGTGGCGCTGCTTATTCAATACCTTATCAATCCGCACTTAATGCAACGACATTTCTTGCGGTGGGTAGTTCAGGACAGGTTTTAAGCGTTACAAGTGGCGGTGCTTTGACTTGGGCAACACCAACTGCTTATGCAACTGTAACGGACGACACGACTACTAATGCGACACGTTATCCTTTGTTTGCTAACCAAACATCGGGTAATTTATCGACTGAGTACACAAGTTCTACTAAACTGCAATACAACCCTAGTACAGGTGTTTATTCTTCACCTAGTTTTTACTCAAGCGGAACGTCTCAGTTTGGCAATGGTTCTGCCAATTACATTCAAATTCAGGGCGGTGCAACAACTATAGCTCCTGTAATAAGCGCAGTTGGATCAGATGCAAACGTGCCTTTAGTGCTACAACCCGCAGGAACAGGAGCATTACAAGCACAACAGACTACATCTAGTGCTACAGGTGGTAATGCTAGGGGTGCTAATGCGGTTGATTGGCAGACTAGTAGAACAAATGCCGCCAATGTAGCAAGTGGTGCATATGCAACAGTTTCAGGCGGTCAAGATAATAGAGCAAGTGGTACATATAGTGCTGTTGCGGGTGGTTATGGAAGTTATGCTTCTGCAACTGCTTCTTTTGTGGGTGGTGGAGAAGGAAATTATGCTTCTGGTTATAGTTCTGTAGTTGTAGGTGGATATGTAAATGGAACATCTACTCAAGTTGGATATTTTAATTTTATTGGCGGTGGTTATGGTAATACAGGAACATCTAATGCCACAGCTACAACTCAAGCGACTACTACAGTTACATCTGGCTCTACTGCGGTAACATTAAGTGGATCAAACGCATCAATTAAAGTAGGTCAAATAATAATTGGAACAGGTATTGTTTCTTTTACTTACGTTGCCGCTATTTCAGGAACATCACTAACCCTATCTCAAAACGCTAACGCATCTGGTTCACCAACCCTATCTTTCTACACACCTCATGGAGTAGTAGTAGGAGGAGGAAATAACCAGGCAACAGGAGCGTATAGCTTTATTGGTGGTGGTGGTGATGCGGGTACTACTGCAAACAGAAATACTGCTTCAGGCGATTGGTCATCAATTTTAGGTGGTAAATCAGCAATTACTAGAGGTGTAATAGGCGCACAAGCCTATGCTTCTGGTGAATTTTCTGCTCAAGGAGATGCTCAAACAGGTATTTATACTTTAAGGAATACAAGTACATCTGCCACTTTAGTTGTATTAACTGCTGATTCTGGAACTGCTGGAACATTAAATCAAGCAGTAATTCCATCAAATTATGCTTACACATTTAGGGCATTAATTACTGGCAGAAACACATCAACAAACGATACTGCTTCATATCAGATACTTGGTTCAATACAAAATACAAGCGGAACTGTAGCTCTTGTTGGAACTCCAAGTGTAACTACAATAGGATACACAGCAAGTGCATCAACATGGGTTGTTTCTGCAACAGCAGATAATACAAATAAAGCAATAAGTATCAATGCAACTGGTGCGGCAAGTACCACTATACATTGGGTTTGTAAACTTGAAACAATAGAGGTCGGATAATGGCATTAAAAATTAACATAGAACAAACTCAATTTGGCGCACCAGCACCAGAGGCTTATGCTCGAGTCACAAACTTCTTTGGAAACAAAGACAACATCCAAGTACAGGTATCTGTGCATTTCTCAAAGGATGCTAGAGATTCAAACCTAAGCCCTGTACTGGAGCATGCACACTATATTGGACTTGCAGACTTGGCGGGTAAGGGTGAGCTGATGACTGCAATCTATGAAGTGCTTAAAACAATGTCTCAATACCAAGGCGCAACGGACGTTTAAAAATGGCTATTAACCAAGACAACGTAGCAGACAAACTTATTCCTACTACTGG